TTTTATTTTCACAGCAGCCTGAACCACAAGCTGCTGCACCACAAGCTGCTGCACCACAAGCTCCGGTTCCCGGTCCAACAACCAAGGTTCCCGGGCAGGCGGTCGGCACACCTGTGGGCTTTACTTATAAAGGTCAGCAAATACCTGCAGAACTTCTCGGTGGAAATCCAGAAGACATAATGAAGAATGTAGAAATATATCGAAGGAGCCAGCAGTGAACAAAGATCAATTACGAGAAGAACTGGCAGAAGACGAAGGCTGCAAGTTTGAGATTTATTTAGATCATTTAGGTCTACCAACTTTCGGAATCGGAGCACTTGTCAAAGAGAACGACCCAGAGTACGGCCTGCCTGTTGGCACACCTGTATCAGAGGATCGTGTCCGTAAACGGTTCAACCTAGACATAGCTGTGACAATTGAAGACTGCGGTAGGTTGTACTCAGACTTCGACGAGCTACCCGAAGAAGCCCAGTTGGTCATTGCCAACATGTGCTTTAACCTCGGCTACCCGCGTCTGTCTAAGTTCAAAGGTATGAAAGCCGGGATCGACGACCGGGATTGGCACCGCGCAGCCGACGAAATGGTCGATTCGAGGTGGCATGATCAGGTTCCGAACCGGGCAAAGCGTTTAGTTAAGCGAATACGCGACCTCGCAAAGGACTAACCTTGTAAATTATACGCTTATTCTACAAGGTACAAACAACTGAAATCATTAAATAAAAACATCGATTCTCGTGGACCTCAGTATCGATGGCCGTATCATTATACCTCGAGGTCGCTGAGATTTGACGTTTTAGTCTTCTCCCCCGTCATTTCTAGACATATCGCATTCGATACTATAACTTCTCCTGCAGTTCGTGGGTCTGTTAGAATATCTATTGTCATTTCGGCAAGCCTATCATTACATTGACCCAATGTTTCATACGGGCCTCGGCTATCAAAAGCAGTCAAACACTGCTGTTGATTAGCTACGAAGCATAATAATAGCATCGCCTTAAACATCTAACCTACCTCACCCCAGTTATCCCCAAGTTCAGCATCGACTTCAAAGGGAACTTTGAGATCAGGGACACAGTTTGACATTATGTCAACAATCCTGTCTGCTTGTTCTTTGTTTTCGATATTGAAACAAAGTTCATCGTGAACTGTTAGTGTTGGACATAGGCCCTCACTGTAGCAATCCACCATTGCTTTCTTTGTCTGGTCGGCACTTGACCCTTGAATTAATCTATTTAACGCTTTGTATGTAAACGCTCTGCGAATACGTCCTTTGCCGCCATACTCTTTCATTGCCTGCTCTTGTGGCAATGGTTTGTTATAAGTGTAAGACACCGGCTCCCACATGTCAAAACGGCACTTTCTTCCGAGCCATGTACGAATCACACCACGATCTGAAGCATACCTAGATGTCATGTCTGCAAGACCTTTAACAAAGGGAACCCTTTGGTAATATTTATTCAGCAGCGAGGTAGCTTCTTCTTCTGTAATGTCCAGTACGTTTGCTAGCTTCTTCTTCCCCATCCCATACATAATGCCAAGGTTAACAGTCTTGGCTTCCTTGCGTGGAATCTCTGCCATGTCAGCCACCATTTGGTGAAAATCAGCGTTACCCTCATGGTACATTTTTACAACCTCATCGATCTGTGGATGACGATCCACGCCTGTCAAGGTGGCACAGTAGTGCGCTAGCCAACGAGGTTCTTGTGAGGCATAATCAAACGATCCCCACTTACAGCCTTCTTCAGGGACAAAAAGACCGCGAATCATTTTTTTAATCTCAGGATCCCTCGCAGGTATTTGCTGTAAGTTTGGGTTGCTCGAAGAAAATCTTCCGGTTACAGTACCTCCATCATCAGAACGAAGGGCATTGAAGTCACAATGGATTCTACCGTTATGCGAGTGTTCAAGAATTGTTTCAACAAAAGTAGTGTTTGCTTTATTAAGTTCACGAATCTTCACAATCTTCTTTGCAAGAGGGTGCTCGTGATTCGCAAGAAACTGTTTGGTAAAAGACGGCGCCCCCGTTTTTTCTGTTGCCGCATACTTGACCCCCACAGAGTCGAAGGCTTTTGCAATAGATGTCGCAACCCACGGCTCGATGGCGATGCCGGTCTCTTCCTTCACTTCTTTAAGTAAAGCGCGTTCACGGGCGGTGAGCTCTTTTTTAGTTTGCTCCGCTCGATCCATGTCTACTCTAACACCTTTGGTTTTCATGTCCAATAGAACAGGAATTAGACTTGTTTCCAGTTCAAAGATTGATGTGCATTCATCTTTTACCAAGTCTGTCCGCAGACGTTCCCACAACCTCAGAGTCACGGCGGCATCCTGCTCCGCATAAGGCCCGACATATCTGGAAGGCAGACGAAACATCTCACTTTTGGCGTTGACACCAAACTCTTCTGCAGCGGAGCGAAGAATCTTTTCATCCTTGCGCTCCGACAAATAGTCGCGAGCTAGGGAATCAAGGTTATACCAGCGGCGGTTCTCATTAAGCAGCGGCGCTGCAACCATCGTATCAATGATCTTGCCCTGCACTTCGATTCCCTCTGCGCGGAGCCAACCCAAATCATACAGCGCATTGTGCATGATCTTTTCAATGTGCGGGGTAGCCATCATTTTCTTCATCCACGCCATCACAGATGAGCGCGGAAGATTCCCAGCGTCATGTTTGACAGGCAAGTACCAAGAACTATCCCCTGCTGCTACCGCGATACCAATAATGTACCCGTCTTTCCGAGTCCAGCCCGGTCCAAGAGTTGTGAGGTGTGGGTCTCTGGTCTCAAGGTCAATAGATATTCTTTCGTATTGAGTAAGATCAGGAAGTGATGATGGCGGTGACCAATCACTATCTGTCTTGCCCCAAGCCACATCTTTTATGTCTTGAGCAAGAAGGTGGTACTGATATGCATCACTCATAATAAGCCTCTATATCTTCTAGCGAATGTCTAAAGATGAACACAGGAGTTCTGTCTCCTACATGCGCTCCAGCCACGTTATAATTAAAGTAGTCAATCGCTTCGTGCTCTTCCATGCCCTGCGCCATTAAGATGTCTAGGCACTTTTCAGCATCATAAGCAATAACCTGCTCTGACCCACATCTTTCCGCGATGCCTATGACTGCCTCGTCAAAACCATCAGCCTTGTAAAAAAATTTATTAGCTTCTCTAATTAACGTCATTGGTTAACTCCCCTCCACAAGCAAGATATCCGCACCCGTCTACCCAGTTGTCGATGTGGTTCGGGTTTGATGCTATCCGCGCAATCTTTAACAAAGTCATCTTGACAGCGCAGTCCATTCCTGTAGGCAGGTCATCAGGTTTAATACTGTCCCACCAATACCAAACGGTCTCGATGTTTCTGAAGTTGTCTTCCATGTTACCGTGCTGCGACGCACGATCCTGAGTCACATACCCTTTAGCGGTGTCTAAAACTTCTGCTCTTTTCATATCGCAAATCCATAATTTCCAGTTGATTCGATTAGGTGAAGGTGTTTTTTAGTGCGCGTGGCACCGACGTAGAAAACCCTGACCTCACTATCTTGATCAAGGCTTTCCATGCATGCTTTTGTGGAATCTAGGAAGAGGGCGACGTTATCCGCCTCTCCACCTTTTGCTTTGTGAATCGTCGAAATCCGGATCCTCGGACTGCCAGATAGTAATCGCTCCCCCCGCCGACGTACCGACGTAATGTAGCCTATCTCCTTGTCCGATACTTTCAAGACATTCATCCACGGCGTCTTGGCATTCACGCTTAAACTGCACCGTTCGATGATGTCGTCCAGAGTGTAGAAAAGATCTGGATCTAAAGATTCTAGGTTTCTTCGACCAGACTTCGTAATAACATTTCCGTTGAGTATCTTCGAGAAATTCTTCAGTTCTGCTGCTGATAAGGACAAGCCTTTGCATAATTTTAACCACACCTCAATGCCATTTAAAACATTTTGAGATAGGGACCAACCAGCCCCTTCTCTCCAGAAGAGATAACCATCTTCTTTCAGGCGGGTGGAGATCTTATTCGCAATATAATTTGTCCGTGCTAGGATTAACCATTCACCATTCTCCAGATCAAGCTCCATTATATCGCGATGCCAAGAAAGATTCCCTTGTCTTTCTGTGGGTTGCCAAACTTTATTTTGTCTGATCGCAACACGCTTGACCAACTGATCTGAAAAATTGTGCACGGACAACGGTACACGGTAGGATTTATCAAGGACAATCTTATGATCGCTGGCATTCAAGAAGTCCGATACACGGACCCCCATCCATGAGTATATGCACTGGTCATCGTCACCAGCATAGTAAACCTTCTTGGCATTCGGGACGAGAACTTCCTTTACCATACGCCACTGAAGAGGAGCCAGATCTTGCGCTTCGTCTATGATCAACAGATCAAAACGCGGGCTAGTCCCCTGCTCGATGAAGTCCTCGATCATGTCAACAAAGTCACGCTTTTTAAGTTCTTCCTTGAACTCGCGATAGGCTTTGTCCAGAACTCGTAGCTGTTGAAAATGAAGGCTATAGTCAGCAGAGTCGCTGAACTGCTGCTCAAGACTTACTTCACGAACCCGCGCCATCTGTATCATCGACATGTACTTGTCGCCGCCAGAACCCGGCGTAAAAAGAATACCCTCTGACATATTGTTAGATGCGTTCGCACGAAAATCCAAACCGACAAGAGTGCCGAGGTCATGAAAGTCCCTGCCCTTAAACACATCTTGTGACCTCATACCCAGCCAGCTAAACGCCAGTGAATGCAGAGTACGAAACCACATCAGGTCTTTAGGGCCTAATGACAGTTCAGCAAGAGCTCTGGTCTTGGCTTCTTCTGCAGCCTTCTTACTAAAAGACATGAAGGCCACGCGGCTAGGATCCATTCCACCAGCTATCGCTTCTTTGACAATGCTAATAAGCCTTGTTGTTTTGCCTGTCCCCGGGGGACCAAAGATTGTGGTTTCCATTAGAACGGCACCTCCGACTTCTCAACTACAATGTCGGGTGTGGCAACCTCTGACGCAAACTCAGGCACCCACCATACACGAACTGACTTCCACTTGCCGCTCGATGTCTTGAAACGCTTAACACCATGTGCGTCTGTGCCGTCATTCATTTCCTTAATTCGTTCTTGAATCTGCGCCCTTGTGTAACTATCAAACTTCTTTTGACGCAGGTATTCCATCAGTGAGTCAAGTCTAAAATATGTGGCCTGTTCTTCTGCGTCCGTAAATGGCTTACCAACCATGATCTCTTCGACAGTCTGTGCCTGTACGCGACCAGTGCAGTATGACTCCAACAAATTAAAGAACTGCCCCTTGTATGTAAGTTCTTCTGGCACCTCAATCTGATTGCAATGCTCCATGAGGTTGTTGATTAGAATCTGCCAGTCCGCATCCTTTGCCCGCTCCGGCATAAAGTTTAACTGCTCCATGCATGACCTTTGAAACAGGCGCGGGTTTTGAAGCTCGTCTGTATCAAGCTCCAGTCGGCGCCCATCGATATCAAGGAACCACAGCCGTGGCTCAGACAGCACCACTGACAACCCACTGATCGTGGGCAATGTGCCACCGCCACCGATGCCATGCTTCAACGTGCGGCATACGTTCTTGTTGCAATAAGAAGCCATTGGCTCTTCGCTGCACAAATAGCCCCACTCTTTCTTATCCACTTGATTCTGAATTGTCACGATCTCTGATGCAGGCAAGGGGGGCTTGAAATCCTTGGCGTTGTGCTGCTCAAGCAGTGACTTCCAGTTAACCTCATCATACTTCTTTAAGAAGATACCGAGTTGAAATGCAAACTTGTTGCGCTCACCTTCGCCTACGCCAATCATAAGCTTGGCCCGAACACAAGGTATGTAATCTGGGTATAAGTTTACTTCGCCGCCGATGGGCAGCTTCATGAATTCGTTTGGATCGACACTGATCTCATCGATCATGTCTAAAAATTGTTCTAGTGTCGCCCCGTCCCCGTCCGGAAAAACCGCCGGGCGGAGCGTCTGTTCCGCATGAAAGTACGGAAGGTTAATAAAGTTGCCAACATCACCACGCTCGACCAAAACCTGTTCCTGCTTCGGAAAGATTTCGCATTTGCCATGCCCAAGCATAGCAGCAATTTCTGCAGCCTTGTCCCTGAATTGTCCTGCACTGAACCACTCCTTAAAGAAAAAGAATATATGGGCTCCGCCTGATTTAGAACGGCACACGATACACGGTACATTGTTTTCTGATAGCTGCTTGATAAGGGCAGCGTGGTCTAATGGATACACATCGATATCAAGCGCACCAAACTTGCACTTGTTTTCTTCGTTAATAGGTATCGACCCGACGCCAGTCTTGCCGGCAAGGTGTTCTTGCACAAGCTCAACAGTCAACGGTTTACGAACAACGTATGACTTGGCTTTAGTTTTTCCGGCTCTTCGTTCTTCTGATATATCTGTACGTCCATGTGCAGCGCCGAAACCAGCAAACGCCGCCATGAACCTTTCCGCAAGGGTCATAGCTTTCTCCAATAAAGGAATGGGGGAATGGTAACCTTCCGAGTTGCTACCATCCCCCCAACTGGTTAAAACGGTACGTCAGCAGCCTTAGTTGCTTCGGCCATCTCATCAGATGTGCCCGCAGCCGTTTTAATCTCTCCTTTACTAAAGCTCTCAGCCATCTTCTTGGCTTCAAGCATAGCCTGACCCATCTTGGAAACGTCAGTCTCACGGGTTACACGGAAATTATACCATGTACCCTGATCATTGCTTTCCGAAACGGTGGTGATCCGCCACGCAGTACCGTAGATAGGCAGGACAAAAGGTCCGTTCTTGCCCACAGCACGGCATGAGGTGCGCTGCGAATTCCATTTCTTAGAGACCTTCAACTGGGTTTTCTTCATGTCCAGCACGGCAGGATCATAGTCGCCAGTCTCTTCGTTATAAACCATCACCAGATGCTGATGACAGCGGACAAGCTCGTTACCGGACGGCAGAACTTCCGCCGCGCCTTCACGGTTTGTGTTGTTAAGGTCTGGGTCATTATGACTTAGTTCCCGTACCAGACCGCCGCCAGCACTACGCGGGGTGAACTCAAGGTATTTCATTTCAAAGGCCACTGGAATTACCACGACGCCTTTGTCTTCTGAGTAGATCTCACCCGTCACCGTATTAAAGATGTCACCCTGTGACGCACCCTTGATATACTCAGGCTTCTCTTTGTTCAGTTGAGGTGATAGCGCTTGCAGGATCCGTACAAACGGAATCTGCATTTGTTCCTGACCAATCTTCTCGAAACCCGCACCAGCGTTTTCCTCAAAGATATCCATCAAGCCTTCCGGCGCCAAACTTGTATTCATTTTTTCTGCTACTGCTGTGTTAGCCATGTCGCTTATCCCTTCTTGATAACAGCGCGGTTACCGACATACACACCGAATGTGTCGTAGTCGATATCTTGTTGAGACTCAATACGATTCTTTACCCATGACCGTAAAGTCATAGGATGAATGTGGGTTTTCTGATTTGGCTCAAGACCCTGACCTCGCAGATCATCTAGTATTGCACCAGCCATATTGTCTTGGCCCATACCAAACGTAACCACAACATCATTCTTGATAATGTCTGCTTCGCCAATGGAACGCAGGAAATTAAATGCTTCTTCCTTACGATCATCTGGGATGCGCGCAGACACATACTTCTCAACAGAGATTTTATTGCCATCTACTGTTAAGCTTTGTACGCCAAGCTCTTCCATCAACGACGGAATATCTTCCTCGTCAATAGTTCGCTTCTTGGCTTTCAGGTCTTTAAGAAAACTTTCCGTCTTGTTAATCTCATCGTCTACAGCTTGTGACTGTCGGATCAAACGGGATAGGCGGGTTGTACTTTCTTCACTAACTTGGTCAAATGCCTTGGCGTTAGCGGCCTCTTCTTCAAATAACGAAAACACATCGTTCATCGTTCACACTCCTTGTTTAAAGTTTATCCCCTTCGGGATTGGTCTTTCGGTTTTAATCTGCCGAAACAGCGATGTCAACTTCTTTTTTATCTACTTGTTTTGTAACGTAATTTGTAACCATGTAGGCCATCTGCCCACCAATTGTCCTGCCATTGGCATAGGCAATTTTCTTCAACATATCATGCACCTGATTCGGCACAGCCACTGATTTGTATTTAGCGTTGTCCACTATTTACTCCTTGTTAATGTATAGCCTTCGTGTAAGATTACACAAATAGCTGGGATTTAAAAGGATTTTTTTATGAAAAAACCCAACTTTCGAAATGTAGAAGGCAAGCGCTGCGAAATCATTGCAGTTGATTGGCTTCTGTCACAAGGGTGCTACACCTACACCCAGACCATGGAACAAGGTCCTATTGATATTGTTGCACTGTCCCCAAAAGGTGAGTGGCTTTACTTCGATGTTAAAAAAGCAAGCCGGCGAGAAGACGGCAGCATCATCAGCCGCACTCTTGGCTCCAAGCAAAAGAAACTTGGTGTCCGATTGTTGTATGTTGATATCGAAACCAAAGAATGTCACCTTTACCCCCATCAATTTAATATTAAAAAATCGTCAGAACAAAACGCCGGCAACCGCAGATTCAACGGTGTTAAACCTGAAGCCATTTCTTCACTTCTTCACCAAGAGTCGCCCCCGCAAGATTGATCTTGCCTTGAAGGGACTTGGCTATGTTTATGTCCACTGTTCCCGGGACAACCAGATCAACATACAAAACACTTTTGTTCTGCCCAATACGGTGGCAACGATCTTCCGACTGCATTCTGGTCTCTAGATTATAATCGTTGGCATAATAGATTACGTTGTTGGCTGCGGTCAGGGTCAAGCCATAGCCTGCTGTTTGTGGGTTGCCGACAAAGAATCTTGCATCACCTTTTTGGAATGACGTTATAGCGTCTTGACGTTGTTCATCTGTCGTGTCCCCAAAATAACTTACCACGCTCCCCGATCCATGGACTTTTGACAAGGCAGCTACAATAGCTTTGATGTCATACCTGAATCTAGACCAGATGATTACCTTTCCAGTCATCTCTTCGACAGTGTCAAGCATGGCCTGCAACCTGTTGCTTTTAACTTCTACCAGTTCGCCGTCGTCTGTCTTCAAGTGACCACACAAAACCTGTTGCATACGAAGCAGCTTTGTCATTACCTCTGATGCCGTGACCAGTTCGCCGTCTTCGAGCAGGGCAATTGCTGCGCTCTTGAGACTGTTGTAGTGCCGGCACTGTTCATCAGTCAGCGCCACTTCTCTTGTCGTGTATATCTTTGGCGGTAGGTCAAGAGCATCTTCCTTGGTCACACGGTATGAGAAACCTGCCAGCTTGTCAGTCAACTCCGAAAGATTGCGGTAGCCTATGATCTGCTGGAAGCTATGCGACCCCATGCGCTGCGTCCGCACCATCGCGTACCGGTTTTGAAACGACCAATAAGATTGAAACCCCAGAAGAGCCGGATCAAGGAATGCACATTGTGCGTATAAATCCAACGGTGATTTCGTAACAGGGGATCCTGTTAGGATCCTTCGGTAGGCCGCATTCTTACCAAGTTTAAGTAACGCCGCAGTTCTTTTGGCCTTCGGATTCTTGATTGTCGTGGACTCGTCAATTGCAAGAAGGAACGTGCTATCTTGTGTGAAAAGATCCAAGTATTTTTGCACTTTAGGTGTTGCGAAACCCTCCACATTAACCAGTAGGATGCGGAGGACTGAACGCTCCTGCACGGCACCTGATAATCGCTTGGCAACGGTCTTGTTTGGGTTCGGATTCCATACATATACCTCATGGTCAATCGCTTCTGGGAAATGAATGGGAATTTCGGAGCTTTCCCAATTCCGGTATACCCCTTTAGGTGCCACGACGATTGCCGTGTCAATTTTTTCATTCTCATGTAGCCATACGATATTGTCGAGTAGTACCTTCGATTTACCACAGCCCATCTCCATGAAGTAAGCATAATTCTTTTTGTCATGACTTCTCAGCAAAGCCTCATGCTGATGTGCATAGGGCTCCGTTTTATAATTAAACATGTGTATCTTAAAGCCAACTCAAAGCAGATGATGCAGAACTAGACATATAATACATCGGCCTGTATTGGGCTTCCCTCTCGTTAGCAGCGACTGGGTCATCTTCAAACCTAGCGCCGTTCATCAGTTCTTCGGTTTCATCAGATAGTAGGAAGGGGCCGTGGAATCCTGTTATCCACACATTCCGCGCCAGCCTACTCCATTGCTCCAGCTTACTAAGCCGCTGAATCGTCTCCGCCGGTATCCCACTCAGGCTCGAAATAGAAGAGGGGTGGTGACTCATCTCCCACATTCTCTTCGCTACCAGCACCGCCAAGTGTGGATGGTTGGGGAAATTCGATGATGTTATTGTCAGATTGACCGTGTACTGTTTCTGTTTTGTCATCTTTACTACTCATCTTCAATGCTCCCTGTCATAATACCAAAACGAGCAGCCTCCATGTACCAGAGTATTTCAGCCGGGTCAGACACAGTTGTAATCATCTGAACCACGCCTTCATTATTCTCGCCCATAATGATTATGTCTTTGAATGTTTCCCCCGCCACCTCGCATACCATAGGCACGGGATCTTTTGTCCGTGTCACACGATGCAGCGGGAAGGATAGTACGTTTTGTTCTTCGCTCATAAAGGAGCTCCCTGACAACAGTCTTCAACGATTGCATGGCACACGGTACACTGTTCATGCCCATGCACGAACATTGTTCGTAGCACGGCGTGACAGCGAGGGCAATGTGTAGCACACATTTCTTGTTTGTCTGCAGCCTTCTTCATTTCTTCCCGCTTGTCAGGAATCACATCATGCCTGCGAATCTGTGACCAGTTTGGGTCTCTGAGTTTTATACTCATCCTGCCTGTATCCTGTTCCACGCTCTGAAGACCATGTCGTCTTCGGTTTTACTTTTGTCCATGTGCTGCTGCACAAGGCTTTCGATAACAGACACAGCTTCCTTCCATTCCATGCGCGGTGGAACAGACGCTATGTCTATTTCATTTGGCATTAAATGCGTGTGCATTTCATTCTCCATCATGGTTGACTCTCCTCCATGGTATATTAGTTGGGATAAATTGTAAAATCTTATGACTCTACGGCGTCAAATACATCTATGTCGCCGATAATGTACCCTGCCTGAGTCAGGCGGCGGTTAAATTGTAGCTGCCTGTTCATGGCAATCTGCTTTGCTTCGGCCTTGTTGCCAGCCCTTACTTTTTTAAAGACTTTGCATTCAACCACCAAGCAAACTTCATACTGTTTTACTTTGTTATATTTAGTCTGAGTTCGTGTTAATAATTTTTCAGTCATTAGTCCCTCCGTAAGTTAAGAAGACATTCCATAAATTTCCCGTCATATCATTTAAAGCAGCGCGGGTTGACCAGTTATACAGACCACTGAAAATAAGACCTAGGGGGCAATCTGTCTTGGCATCTATGGCGTTGAAGGACGCTGTCTTTGTCGCCCTTGAGGAGGATAGCTGCTCCCCTTACAAACTATTTTAAATCTTCATGTTTCATCTTCAGGCCGCAAGTTATGCATTCCCAGTAATCGCCCTGATCAAAACTATGCGTGAAAGATGTCACACTCGTTTTACACTTGGGACATTTGCCTGCTGCAATCCGTTTAGCGAATGTGCCATCACCTTGAACGATGGTTTTACTTTGACTACACATACTTGCTCCAATGCTCGCCCCACGCTTCTCCAACCATGTCATGTATTTCATTCATGTCTAAGTGTGGTAGCTTTCTAAAATGTGGCTCCATGGTTCTTACAAACTCATCGAATGTCTCACATTCTCCGATGATTGACTCTGCCGTGTCAAGAAAATCTTCTTCCAACTGCATAGCCATGGCTTTGACTTTACCCATTTAATCCTCCTGTAGGTTAAACTGACGGCGTAGCTGCCACATGCTGTCATCCAGATTTTTTACATCAGACATCCACAAATCCTGACATTCATGCAGGCTTTGCATTGCAGTAGAGATTGCATCATAGGCTTCCTTCACCGCATCGCGCTGCTCTTGCGACAGTTTGTCGATGCCCTTCTGGCGACACGCACGATCCTTATCACGCTGCTTGTCCCAATACTTCGACTTCTGATCCAACGTCCAACCGTTAAAACCTTCTGGTAAATCACTCATTAGTTTATTTCCTCTTCTATTATAGGTGTCCATCGTATGTCTCCACTCTCAATCATTCTGAGAGCCTCTTCATTGACAAGATCTTCGAGATCTTCGACCGAAATATTGTGCGGTGCTTTTACCTCGATGAACCTTGCAATGTCGAACACATACCTTTTTTTACGAACCACGATCCACGATACCTTTGCTTGTTCCACCGTTATATGCACGGTTCGTCTTTGAATACATCTCCTGATGTATTTTTCTTTTAATCTTCTCGCGAACAAAAGCCATCTTCTTGGTCTCAACATCCTTGCGAACCTGACGCCTTTTCTCCTTGCTCATTTCCACTTCCGGAACCTTTAACAATTCCTTGACCTGATCATCACTAAGCATCCTTGCCTCGCATGATTATCTCCATGACCTCAGATACTGTGCCTTCGACCCACCAACCACCGTTGTTGTGGTGACCATCATAAATCCGTGTGACCTCGCGCTCGATGTTCCCGACCCTACGCACCTGACTGTACACCGTGAATGATGTGCCAGTGAAAAACATCTGGCCTAACGGCTTAAACGAATGTGTGCATAGTCTGGTTAACACAAATGATTTACTCATCCCCAACTCCTTGAAAATAAATTGTTAGCTCTTCAGAATCATCGATGTCCTCATCGACAACCTGATACATAATGTCCTTACCATGCACGAGATCATGAATGGCCTTGATTAACTCAGCTTTGGTCATCCCCAATCCTTTCGATCTTCTTCCTCATTATAGCCCTTAGTATAGGCAACAATCTCATCCGGTGTCATGTCTTGCAGCATGATCCGCTGACCCTTGCCTGTCCCCTCCGGATACCAGTGTGGGTTGAAAGAGCGACCATAGTACCTGTCCGCCGATCCACGATCCATTGGACTGCCGTGCTTGGTGCTAAAACTTTGCGACATAACTTAACCCCTCCATCTGGTAGGCTTTCACTTTCTGATACTCACGCCACTTCGCATCAATCTCCGCTTGTGACACCTCTTCGAATATCGCATCTCCGAACTCGCGCATCTTACGCCGAACCTCGTCATCGACATGAATTAAACGATCATCCTTCATCATCCATCTCCCTCTTGCGTATAGTAACAATAGAACTGACATTTCGGGCATTGCTCCGGTAGAGGCGCGATGGCCTCTTCTGTGTGCTTGCAATTCAAGCATTCCATCAAAGTTTTAGTCATCACTGTTCTCCTCAAAAGCCTTGGGGGTTCTGTCGTACTTGACTTCCTCATCAGCATAAATTTCAGTAAAAACACGCTTGTCTTTCAGTTCATCATAGGTGGCCTTTGTCACCTCGTAGTGACGACCAGCCCCATAAGCCATAGTGTCATTCCAGTACATACCTTCACGCAGACCACCAGAGTTATGCTCCTCCAGCCCATACCATTCTTTGGCAAGCCGTTCCATCAACTGATTGTCATCACCAGCGGTTGCGAACAGGAAGGATTGCTCAACCTCAAACTCACCATGTTGCTCGTCAATATTTCCGATATAGTATTTCATTAGATATCTCCTCGCTTCAAAGCATTTGTGATTAACTTGTTAGACAACGCATGGCGGTCATGCGGCTTCCTCTTGTTAGAATAAACATCAATGCGCCGGAACACCTCTTCGATCACTGAAACCGTAGCGTCAATGGAGTCATCATCAGGACAGTGTCCTTCAACGTGTTGAACCCAACCACCATCGCGTAAACTTTCCATATCATCCAACAAACAAGCTTTTAGCTGTTCGTTGGTTAGGTCTTTTAAATAATTCATCACATCATCTCCTTCCAATTACGGATATTGGGGCGATCATCTTCCAGTTCCCAGATCATCTGAGTATGTTGGTCATACCGCTCCGGACAACCGTCCGCAGCCAGATTAAAAAGTTCATGCGCCATCGTATCTGCGGCCTCGACCGACTCAGCGCGAACCTCGATCTGTTTCCAGACCACCGCATTTATTTCCACAAGATAGCTTTTCATTATTCCACCTCCTCAATATCTATCCTGTCTAACTCGTCATCAACTTCTGTCGATGGGCAGTAATCAGGATTTTCTGTCCACTGCTCT